ATGCGTTTTACAGATCGCAGCATCGACCTTCTTAAGCCGAAAGACGAGCGTTATGAGCGGTGGGAGTCGGGGCGGAAAGGTTTCGGAATCCGGGTTTCGCCTAAGGGAAGAAAATCTTGGATTTTCCTTTATCGCTTCAACGGCAAAACTCGCCGGATGACATTCGGCACATATCCAAAGGTGACGCTTGCTGAAGCTCACCTGAAACACTCCGAAGCGGAAGCTTTATTGGATGATGGTATTGATCCAGGGCAGATCGAGCAGGAAGAAAAAGATCGGGTCCGGAAGGCGCCAACTGTTGAAGACCTGGCGGGTGAATATATCAAGAAGTGGGCAAAGCCAAACAAACGTTCCTGGCAAGAAGACCAACGGATGCTGAAAAAGGACGTCATTCCAACATTGGGAGCCAAGCGAGCTGCTGATATCAAAAAGCGTGATGTGGTTTTGCTGCTTGAAGATATTTATGACCGGGGGGCCAAGGTTCATGCAAATCGGATGCTAGCCTTGGTTCGTAAGATGTTCAACTTTGCTGTTCAAAGGGACATCGTTGAGTTCAACCCCTGCCTTGGGATCGGTAAGCTACACAAAGAAGACCCCAAAGACCGTTGCTTGTCGAAGGACGAAATCAAAGAGTTTTGGGGCGGTCTCGATAAGGCAGAAGGGATTACCGATCCGGTTAAGCTGGCGTTGCGGCTGGTTCTGGTCACCGCCCAGAGACCCGGTGAGGTTCTTGGTATGCACTGGTCGGAGATTGATGGTGAGTGGTGGACTCTTCCTGGCGATCGAACCAAGAATGACGAAGTGCAACGTGTCTACCTTTCTTCGCTTGCGCTTGAACTGCTGGGACTGCCTGGAGAGGGGTTTGTTTTTCCGTCTCCTAGGACAGATTGGCCCATCAAAATTAACGCTCTGGCCCATGCTCTGAAGCGCGCGCAAACCCCCGAGGACAAAGGCGATGATCCGGCGATCAACACAAAACCTTTTACTCCTCACGATTTGCGGCGAAGTGCGGCAACGCATATTGCTGAGATGGGCTATTCAGAGTTTTTGATCGGGAAGATTTTGAATCACAAGAATAAGAGCATTACGGCTGTTTACAACCGACATCAGTACGACAACGAAAAGAAGCAGGCGTTAGAGGCTTGGGGCCGGAAGCTGAAGTCGATTATAGAAAAGAAGCAGCCTGATAATGTGATTGAGCTCAGGCGCTAAATAGAGCGGCCCGGGAGGAGGGGTGGATTCCTTCAGCCGGGCCTACCACAACACACCTAAAGAGGAGGTGCATTATGGCGACAGAAAAGGTAGCAAAAATTCAACCGGAAGAAAATGTTGATTTCTCAGATATCCACGACAGACTTCATCAGTTAGGGAGTAAGCTCGGTCTGCTTGCGGATGTTGATTATGGTGAGATCTCATTTGGTGGCGCAGAAGGGATAAGATATTTTTTACGAGAAATGGCCAGTGAGCTTAGCTTGTGCGCAGAGGATGTTTGGAATCTTAGGGGCTCTGATTAAATATTGAGTGGAGGAAATCATGCTTGAATCCGTTAAGGGGTATGAAACTCCTGACTTGAGTGATGCTGAAAATAGCCTTAGTTATTGTGTCGATAGGCTCTATTTTGTTTCCGATGGTATCTGCTGTGAAGCCATTACAGAAAAAGGAGAGCAGGGCCTGGCACATATCGTTAGAGATGTTTGTGATGAACTTGAAGCGATAAAAGAGCTGATAAAAAATAGTCGGTAGAGATGAGGAACGAACTAGAAAGTCGCAATTTGCCAGCCCTAGGGTAGCTCCCGAAAAGCCGATTCCCTTCATCGGCCTGGGCTGGCGATCTTCTGAAGGGGTAGCCAGGAAGGGTGGCTTGTGTGGCAATTAATAACCTTGATGAGCTAAGGGATTTCTATCACGTTTGGTTTGAATACCTTATTCGAACACCAGCTTTTGGTGTTGCTCTGTTTGAAGAAGAATGCCTAGAGCATAATAGGAAGTTGCCGGGAAAATGGACTGACCCCGATGGCTTCACATGGGACCCATATACACCAGAAAACATTTTGTTTTTGAGAAGATATGAGGAGTGGTGGAATAGATGGAAGCTAGAGGGTTGGACTTTTGAGCTCTTCTGGAATGACCATTGGCAAAAGCTAGAAAGACTTTATTTTGGCGTAGAGACTGAACGCTCAGCCCGAAAATGTCGATTTTTGCTACCGGCCCCTGGAACTCGCTGGGGTGAAAAAATGTCTGATAGCTACAAGAAAAAACTCAACCATTTTGTAATGAGTAGGCAATTTTCTATAGGGCAAGTAATCAGGGGGGGCATGTGGCAGAGTTATTGCGGTGCTTCCATTATAGAAAAGGGTGTCGTGGTTGCTTATGATCACTCTTCGTGGAAAGGGATTGATCTTCCATTTGAGGCAAGCGTGAAAAAGTCTTGGCAAGACTATTATGCAAAGGCAGAGCTACGCCCAAGCAATAATGAATTTCCTTGGTCAATCGACAATAGAGTTCCCTATCGCGAGATGAGGGACTGTGATGAAGAAAGGCAGCGCTTAAACTCAGACATTCGGTTTGTTAAAGAAATTTTTAATAATGTTGAAAACGGTTGGTTTCCTCGCGCTCCCAAAAAAACAATCTGAAAACACATGCTTACCTAAACTTGCTCTAAAAATTCCAGTCACTGGAAAAAACTAATCACACCTAAATTGAATCATGTTTAGCTGCTAGCGTCTTCCTCATAAGAACAACCTGAAGCAATCAGGCAAGAGGAGGAAAGCATGGCCCCAAGTGAAAAACTCATACCTGATGATTTTGTCCGCCTCAAAGATTTTGCGGAAGAACACAACCTTCCACTAAGCGAGACAACCCTCTGGCGTATCAGTCAAAACCCAACATTCCCGACTGCATACCTCATAACCCCAAGAACAAAGCTGTATTCAAAAAAATCTCTCGCCGCATGGTTTAACGGGTGTGGTGAGATTCTACAGACGAGAAGGGGCTAGATCATGCCTCTCTCGCCTTCTCATCTTAAAAAAATCAGTGCTGAAGTTCGCCTGTCTGGAATCCCGAAGCATTCCCAGACAATCATTCTCGCGGCTTTGGAAAACAATATCCCAGATCAAATCATTCGCCCACGCGATCTGAAGTCTGTTGTCGGTTTGAGCAAGTGCCACGTCGACAGACTTGAGCGTGAGGGCATGTTCCCCCAGCGGGTCAGGCTCGGCAAAGCCGCTTGTGGCTGGCGATACAGTGAAATCAAGGAATGGTTTGAGACTCGCGAGCGAGGGCTCAACTAACGATTAAGTTGTGGCCAAGGGGTTTTCTCCTTCTACCCCGCTCCGGATAGGCCGGTGTAGTGCCGCAGGCAGGCCTGAGGCGGTTCGCGAGTCCTGCCTCAGGCCTGCAAATATAGAGTTTAACCAATAGCTTTCAAGCGTGGTGGGGGCTACCTGATCGCTCAGCACTCTCTTTGGATAGGCCATCGAAAACACCGCAACGGTCAGCGGGCATGATTCCTTAGGGCTTGTTCGTTCCCTTCTTCTCCCCATGCCCCGCTGACCACCTTTAAAACCTATAGTGATAGGAGAAAAAAATGCCATATCAAGCACGTGATTTGAAGCTTTGCGATTACCGCGATGAGGCCACTGAGCTCCTCGCTCGGAACGCCGGCTTAAAAAACTGCATTATTTCAGAGCGCTCTAACCGGTTTGAGAATCTTTTCGGTGACGTCACCCTGCGTGATCTAGCCAGGGCCTCCCTGAGGGAGGCAGGCTTGGAGATTCCGAGTGATGCCAACCAGTTGATAGGGCGGGCTTTGACGACAAGCGATTTCCCTAAGATTTTGTCCGGCGTGGTCAATAAGGCCCTGGATGAAGGTTTTGGGTATGCGAGTCAGACCTTTCTCGATTGGGTTGCAAAAAAAGCTGTTCCGGACTTTAAGTTGGCGGAGTTTCCTCGCCTTGTACCAGCGGCAGAACTTTTCGAATGCATCGAAGACGATGAAATTAGAAGCCTTGTTCTTGCCGAAGGTGCCGAGTCTGGACGAATTAAAACATACGCGGGGATTGGTGCGATCAGTCGCCAGGCTTTGGTGAATGATGATCTTGGGGTTTTACAAGATTTTGGTGGTGCGCTCGGGCAAACTGCAGCAAATACTCAGAGCAAGCAGGTTTACAAGAAGCTTTTAGAAAACCCTGCCCTCTCAGATGGTGTGGCGATGTTCCACACTGATCGCGACAACCTGATTTCCGGTGCAGGTTCGGCCTTGTCCCGGGGTTCTTTGGCGGGAGCCTTGAAGGTTTTTCGCACCATGACCGACTCGAACGGGACTCCGCTAGCTATCGAACCGAAGTTCCTACTGGTTCCGCCCTCGTTGGAGGTCACTGCTTTTGAACTCTGCTACTCGGATTCTGTGCCAGGGCAGACAAACTCAGCAGTGATGAACCTTTTCAAGAAAATCGGCTTGGTTCCAATTGTTGAACCTCGCCTGGAGTCTCCGCTTTTTAGTGGTTCATCTTCAACTGCTTGGTATCTCCTGCCGGATCCGAACATCCGTTCGGTTATCGCAAGTCTTGCCCTGGGCGACCCGAACAAGTTGCAGCCATACGTCAAAGAAAAAGCAATGTTTGAGCGAGATGCGACCGAATACAAGGCCAGGATCGACTTTGGCGTGGTGCCAATGTCGCCATATGCCGTGAAGTCGGAAGGCGTCTAGCTCTGGCTTTTGACTTTCTGCTGCCTGGTTCAATGAGGTGCTGTCTAATTCTAGATCAGTTAGCATCATCCAGGCGGCAGTTGGTGAAAATGTCAGATTGAAGAAGTGTCAGTCTGTCCGTGGGCATTTCCTCTCGGTACTCATTGGATGCGTGGGGCGGGCTCTCCCCGCCTTGGACAGAATGTCCAGGCGGGGAAACTTAATAGTTGAAGCATACAAGGAGTGTCGAAATGAAAAATTATATTCAACCTGGTGCGGTGCTTACATGGGCCAACGGAACTGGCAGCGACGTTTCTTCTGGTGACTTAGTAATCATTGGTCAGCGGGTAGGCGTTGCCAGCGTGGATATTGTTGATGGGGAGTCTGGGTCGGTTGCGGTGGATGGTGTTTTCGAGGTGTCGAAAGAGGCGGCACTTGAAGTGTCGCAAGGCGATCTCCTCTATTGCAATGCAACCGGCGGAGAGCTGGACAAAACAAATACAAACACACTTGCTGGGTATGCCTTTGAAGATGCGGTAGGGGCGGCAGCAGAGGTTCGGGTGAAACTCAATGGATAAAGGGCAGGCCCGACTTTCTTCGACGCTAGGAACCCACTGCCAGAAAATCGATTTCGAGATATGGCTTCTTAAGGATCAGCTGAAGAACATCAAAAAGTTTGTTCGGGATATTGATCGCCATGGGGGGCTTGACCTTCACGAAGAGCAGACTCTGTCCGGCATGAGTCGAGCCATGTCGAAACATTGGCTCAATATTCACCGTGAGTTAGGCGATGTGCGCAAGGCTCTTGATGAGGCCATGAATAAAAAGTCTGTCGCTTGATGGCTGGGCTGCGAGGATTAAATTCCGAATGCTCCCCAACCCCTCCCGAAGGGTAGACCAAAAGGTTAAGACGAGCACCTGTTTGCCTGCCAGCGATCTGTAGAAAGAAACAGCATGGCAGAGGCTTGTAGATGTTCATGGGTCCTTTCTGGAAGGTCCGCCTTGCGGGCGGGCAAGCTCTCGTTTTCTGGGTCCGTTTGTAATTTTTGAAAATAGTGGAGGAATGGAATTTTGCTGATGGAGGCTGCGCGGATCTTTGCTTCCATCGTAGTTTTCTGGGTCGGAGTTTCCTGCACCATATAGGGTATGGGTTTTTATGGTTTTTCTTCTCACTTTAATGTTTCACGGATGGGGTTTGCTCAATGTCAGGCGTTGACGATCTTGCCACCATCCAGCAGGCCGTGGAGACCCGCGTGGCCGAAGAAGCCGAGCAGCTCGGCGACAATCGACCAGGGGTCACCGGCGTGTCGAAGAAATTCGTGCGTTCCTGTCTCAAGGCCAACGAAGTTGGCGACGGTATGCTGTTTATTGAGTTGATGCGCGGGCAGTTTATCTGGAATACCTCGGCCGGCGAATGGCTCTATTGGGCTGGCCATTATTGGCAACGTGACACCAAGGATCGCGCCGGGTCTGCTGTCGAGAACGTCGCCATGGAATATGTCAGTGCCGCTGATGGCCTCGATGATCTGATTAAGAAGGCCCAAACCGACGAGAATAATGACCTGGCCAAAAAGCTCACAACCCTGCAAGGTGACTACTACAATCGGGCGAAAAAACTCCGCTCAGTCAATGGCATTGCTGCATGCCTTAAAACCGCCCGAATGGGTTCTCTCGGATTGTCTGTTGATGGCGAACAGCTCGACCAGAATCCCTGGCTGCTCGCCTGCGAGAATGGAGTTGTCGATCTCCGCAACGGGCTGTTGCGCGATGGCAAACCGGACGACCATCTCACCATGGCCTGCCCGACCGAATACCTTGGGCTCGATGTTGACACCTCGCCGATCGAGGCGGTCTACCTCGACGTGCTCAACAACCGCCAGGACGTTGTCGACTACAAACGCAAGGTCCTCGGCTATGCCATCACCGGGCACAGCAAGATTCACGACTTTTTCGCCTGGAACGGCATCGGCCGCAACGGCAAATCGATGATAATCGAAGCGATAGCCGATACCTTGGGCCCGCTCGCCCAACCGATTCCAGCTGAAATGCTTCTTGAGCAACCTGGCGCACGCGGAGCTGCCGCAGCCAGTCCCGACATTATGAGTCTGCGCGGACTGCGCATCGCCTACGCCAGCGAAACTGACGAAGGCCGGAAGTTTAGTAGTTCCCGCGTCAAATGGCTCACTGGTGGCGACAAACTCACCGGACGATGGCCGCACGACAAATATCCTGTCACCTTTACGCCGACTCACACCCTGTTCCTGCTTACCAATCACAAACCACGCGCAGGAGCAGATGACTTTGCCTTTTGGGAGCGCTGCAGGCTGCTGCACTTCGAGCTCAGCTACATCAAGGACCGCAAGCCAGATCCGGAAAAGAACGAGCGCCGCGCAGATCCCGACCTGCCAGAAAGGCTCAAGCAGATGCGCAGCCTTCACCTGTCCTGGCTGGTCAACGGTTGTCTCGAATGGCAACGCGATGGCCATTTGGCACCACCGCCATTCGTCCGCGCGGCAACCGCCGAATATCGCCGCGAAGAGGATCTGCTTCAGGAGTGGCTCGACGATCGCTGCAGCACCGAAAATCCCGACGCAGAGACCAAGGCCAGCCAACTCTATTCAGATTTCGAGCAGTGGTACAGGGGTACTGTCGGCAACAAACCGCCAAGCGCCAAATGGTTCGGAAAACAGCTCCAGCGGAGGCACGAAAAGATTAAGCGCAGCAGCGGATATTTCTACATTGGCCTGCGTATCGAGGATGGTTATGACGCGTAGTCTGTACCATCCTCCGCACCAAGTGCACCATTGCTGCACCGTTTATGTGGAAGGGTGCAGGGCATAACCGGTTGATACTTATACCGGTTTCTCCAACGTGTGCACCATGTGCACCATTTTTACAATTTACGCACGTGCGCGCGCGTGAAGAGGGGACTTAGATAGTTTTTTACTTACAACATTATTTATATAAAAAGGTTCACAAGGTTCATAGGTAAGTAAAAGTCATTGTTTTTATTGCTGGTTTAGGTGTGGCGTGTTGTTTTTTAAAGGTGCATCAATGGTGCACCAAGGTGCATAGAGAGGAAAGGGAAAGTGATTTTTCAACTGCTCTCAGATCACGGCATCACGCCGAAGCGTATCAGTAGCCACAAGGGCGGCGAATATCACTCGCCTTGTCCGCGTTGCGGTGGGACTGATCGCTTTCACGTCTGGCCGGAGCAGTATGACGGGCAAGGCTCGTTTTGGTGTCGCAACTGCGACATTGGCGGTGATTGCATCAAGTTCTTGATGGAGTACAGCGGTTACAGTTTTCGACAAGCAGCAGATCGCACTGGCAAGAAGCTCGATGAGCAGGGGCAGGGGCAGGGGCAGGGCAGCGGTTATTCCACGCCTAAGCTGAGCAAGCAGCAGCAGAAAAAGCCGACGCAACCGCGCGAATGCCTGCCGCCAATTGAAAGCTGGCAGGCTGCTGCCCGTGATTTGCTCGAAAAGGCGCAAGTCGCGTTGCTCGCCAATCAGGAGCAACTTGCTTATCTCGCCGGTCGTGGCCTGCCGATCAAAGCAGTTAAGCAGTACGGCCTCGGCTGGATCGATACCAAGGAGAAAGATTGCACCTTCTCAAGCCGTAAAAAATGGGGCATCGACCCCAAAGCAGAAAACAAGCGACCTGACGCACTTTGGCTACCGCGCGGCATCCTCATTCCTAACATTATTGCCGATGGGCAAACTGTCCGCGTCGACAGTCTGCGTATTCGGCGACCAAAAGCGGATAGACTGCCGCCGCTCGAAGCTCTCAGTTATCACGTTGTTCCAGGTGGCGGCACAGCACCGCTGCTGCTGCACGATCAGCAGTTGGCGATCGTTGTGGTCGAAGCCCAGCTCGATGGCATGCTTTGCCATGACAAGGCAGGCGATCTGGTCGGCGTCCTTGCCCTTGGCAACAGTACGGCCAGGCCCGACGAACGCAGCATGGCTGCTTTGCGACGCGCCAAACTGATTTTGGTTGCCCTTGATTTTGATGACAATCACGCAGGAGGTAAGGCTTGGGAGCGCTGGCAGCGCGACTTTGATCACGTCAAGCGCTGGCCGGTTCCGCAAGGCAAAGACCCCGGTGAAGCCTATCAGGCTGGTGTCGATATCCGCTCTTGGCTGCTCTCAGGACTTCCGCCGGTGTGGCGCAAACAGCAGATTGTGCCTGCCATCGAAGAATACACCGCCCCAGAAAAACCTCGTGCCTGGAAACTGCACACTAAGTCAGGACGCGAGATCTGCATTGTTGCCGATAAACGCGACAAGCAACTCTACTTTGAAAAGACTGGGCTAGTTACGCTTGATGAAACGGATCTTGAAAAACTCAAGCAGATGGACAGAGGCACCAGAAATGAATGCTTGAAAGTGCTGGCGGTGTTCGGCGGGAGCGTCGAATCAACTGGACCATATCAGGATAAAGAGAAAGCCACGACATTGCGGGTACAAGATGTGTTCATCAAAAGATAGGAAACAATCATAACGGTAGGAAAGAGAGGTTGAATGCATTTACATCTAAGCAGATAAAAATGATCATTTCTGCACAAGACAATACCAAGGGCGTATTTTCCGATGTTGGTAGGGGCATGGATCGTCTATCAAAGGCTTCGAAACAATTGCGGGCCGCGATTGCTGGTATTGTGTCAGGTTTGGTTGTTCGAGAGTTAACCCAACTGGTCAAAGCCAACTTGGGGGCTGGCGATGTGTTAGCAAAAACCGCCGACAAGGTAGGTATTGCTGCCGAAAGTTTGCAGGAAATGCGTTATGCCGCTGAGTTGACAGGTGTGCAGACCAGTACGCTGGACATGGCTATGCAGCGTCTTTCTCGGCGTGTTGGCGAAGCTGCGCGGGGCAAGTATGGCAATGTCGGCGTTGTTGGTATTGACTATCTTGGCCTGATGTCAGCCAAGGACGCGCGCACAGAATACGAGCGTATTTCCTATTGTGCTGAGCAATCAAAAAACATGGCTAAGCGGCTCAACATGCCGGTTGTCATCCTCACTCAGATCAATCGCCAGTCAGCCAGAGACGGCAAAATAGAGATGCACAGCGCAAAAGGCAGCGGGGCCGTTGAGGCCAGCGCTGATTATATGCTGAGTCTTGAGCGCAACAAACAGAAAGAAATTATTGTTGGCATTCTGAAAAATCGCAGCGGTGAAGCAAATCTGCAGTTTGTAGCTGATCTTGATGTAAAAATTCTGAAGTTCAGGGGGCTGGAACCGTACAACGAGATTTGCCACAAGAATGTTTCCAGGGGGCTGGAGCGGGCAGGCCAGAAACACAGGAACTGGCGCGAGATGGTCTCGCAGTAAGAAGGGCTAAACATGGATCTTTCAATAAAACTAGAAGGTTTTGATCGGGCAATGATGCTGTTCGACAGCAAGAAGGTTATCAAGGCGAGCTCACACGCTATTAACGATGTTGCCAGTAGGGCAAGAACGGCGGCAGACAAGCAGATCAGAAGTAAGTTTGCCCTTAAGGCCGGCTTTACTAAGCAGAAGGTCAGGGTTTCTTCCAGAGCAAATAGGAGCGCCTTGAGAGCGATCTTAACCGCTCAGAGTACACCAATCAGTCTAAAACATTTCCCGACCAAACAGATAATTGACCGGAGAGGAGGGGTTACTGTTCGCTCAGGTAGTCGCAGATTTGATGAATATAGAAAGTCTAGCAAGGGGGCGCGGGGGCTAAGCGCAAGGATAACGCAAAAAGGTGGCTATCGCCCGATAAAGCATGGCTTTTCTCTGCGCCATTCTCGGGGAGGGGTGAGCTATTGGAGGAGGACTGGTCCTGGTAGATGGGGGACTATGGAGGGAGCCGAAATGTTGCGAGTTATAACTGTGGCAAGCATGTTTAAACAGGCTGCGGTTAAGGAATCGGTGCGCCGGGCAATTCGTGAGAACTGGCCCAAGAGATTTAAGTACCGGCTTAGCAAGGAACTTTCCAGGCGTTAATCGTCGATTGATGCTTAGACTTAGCTAGATGGAGGAACACTGTGGTTGGATCTGAAAAAGCAAAAGTTATTATTTCAGCGGAAGATAGAGCAACAAAAACCTTTAACCGCATGCGCGGCAGTTTGACCAGCGTGCAGACAGCGGCAGCATCTCTTGGTCTTACTTTCGGAGCATTAAGTGCTGCTGCTACTGTTACTGCTTTTGTTAAGCAACAGGACGCAGTGCAGCAGTTGGAGCAGCGGCTAAAATCGACTGGCGGCGTTGCTGGGAAGACAATGCAAGACCTGCAGTTGATGGCCAGCGGGTTGCAAGCAGTGACTCGCTATGGCGATGAGGCTACATTGGAAATGCAGGCGCTGCTTTTGACTTTTACGAAAGTACAGGGGGGGGTGTTTGATGCGGCAACGGAAGCAATAATGAATGTCGCGACAGCAATGGGGACCGATTTAAAGTCGGCGGCCCTACAGGTTGGGAAGGCATTGAACGACCCAGCCGGACAGCTTTCTGCGCTGTCCCGTTCTGGCATCCAGTTTACAGAGGACCAGAAGAGGACAATCAAAGCAATGACTGACCTGGGAGATGTTGCTGGCGCCCAAAGGGTGATCCTGGCAGAGCTTGAGACACAATTTGGCGGCGCTGCTCGGGCAGCGCGGGAAACTTTGGGGGGGGCTATCGTTGGCGCACAAAACGCAATGGGTGACCTTGCTGAAAACATCGGCATGGTGTTTTCTCCAGCAGTTGACCAGGCTGCAAGCTCGGTTGAGGAATTGGTAAACGCCCTTAACCGGCTCATAAACCCTAATATCAATCAGCAGATTGAAAGCTTGGTAGGTAGGGTTTCAGAAATAGACGATCAGATAAAAGGGCGGTCGCAATATGAAGGCCGCGGGGCTCTTGGTAACATCTTTGCTGCTATGTATGGAAGCAGGGAGGAACTTGAGGCCGAAAAGCAAAGAATTATTGAGCAGCTTAATTCTTTACGGGCGTCAGTCGGCACTGGCACCAATCCTGCGGATGGGGGGAGGGGCTGGCCAACAGCGGCTGGGGGCGCAGGTGGGGCTGAGCAAGGGCTTATGGCAGACGGCGAAGCCTTCCGGATCGGCGGCGACTTTGGCCTGATGGACAACCCGCAAAGCATGCTTGACAGAATAGCCGAATTTAACGGCTCGAAATACGAAATGGAAAGCGCTCACCAAATAGCGATGTTCGATTTGCGCACCTCGGTTATTGACCAGACGCTTGAAGTCGAGCGCACGGCGCATGCGGAACGCATGATGATGGAACAGGAAATGACAGATTTCCGCGTCAGCCAGAACCAGTCAGCGCTTGGCAATGCTGTTACCTTCCTGGACATGCTTGGACAAAAGAACAAGGCCGCTGCGATTGCCGGAATTGCCCTGCAAAAAGGCATTGCTTTGGCGACAACATACACATCGACCGCCAGCGGTGCGCAGTTGGCTTATGCTTCGCAGCTTATCCCCGGCGATCCAACATCTATAGCGCGGGCGCAGGCCGCCCACGCTTCGACCTGGGCCATGGGCAAGGTTAATATGGCGCTTATCGCCGCGACAGGTCTTTTTCAGGCTGCACAGGTTGCCAGCGGTGATAGTTCATCTGGTGGCGGTAGCTACACTAGCCCGGTTGTCACCCAGCCGGCACAGGCCGGGGCAACAGATGGTCAAACAATTACAATTGTTTTAAAGGGGATGGTCGATGAGGCATATGTTGAAGAGAACCTTGTCCCAACCCTAAAAGATCTGAGCGCAAGAAGGTCGATTGACCTTGTTTTTGAAGCCCCTTGATAAGGAGAAAACATGGGTAATGTCATTGATTTTCCATCGATTGAACAGAGGACAAGAGAGATGGCTGCAGAGCTAGCGTCAGGGGACCCTGAGTTTGCTAGCAATTTTAGTGAGGCATGCTCTTCAATCTGCCGCCTAGCGGTGGAAGCCAACCGAATCGAAATTGAACTAAATTTGTCTACCGACAGTGATTCGATCTGCGAAAACATAGACGTTTTGAAGGATGCCGTGCGAAAGTCACTTAAGGATAGCTACGGAAAGTTTATTTGCAGGCTACTGGATTTGCTCTTGGAGGAGAAGGTTGATAACTGTAGGTTGTTGTCTGCGTTAAACAGTGAATAATCAAATCAAAGCGCAGGAAAATTAACGTTTCCTCCATCGCAATATCCCCGGGCAGTCGTCCAGAAGCATATTTATGGTCTCTTCTGTCCGGGAATTGTTTTGCCTGACTTCCGCTGAATCAACCAGGCGGTCAACGCCAAGATCGATCAAGGAGTCTTGAATAGATTTGCCCGTGGCCAGGCTGTACGCCTGAACCATAATCGAAGTGTAACCCGCCATGTGACCCCTCCCGTGCAAAATGAAAACAGTATAGTGTGAGGGGCTGACAGGAATCTGATTCGGAACAAGGTGTGTCTAGGTTTACTTGTCGTAATTTGAGCTGTTGCTGGTGGAGGGAGCACAAAAAAGCCCCTGTTTGTAAGCAGGGGCTACTTTGAGTGTCTACGGTTTACATTTTTGATGCTAGGTTGCCTGTCCCCCTTGGAGGGCTCGCCGCTTCAGCAGCTTTGTGGCTGACTATTTTGCTTGTCTTCGAATTCTGTATGGACAGCTTGCTGATCTGTCTGGCTTTGTGTCGCTGTATCTCTCTCGCCTTCTTGATGTCCTGGTTCGTCGCTATTGTTGTGAGGATCAACCTCTTCATTGTTTTTCTCCGTCGGGCTGTTTTCAGCCCTGCTTTGTAGTAGATCAATTACGTCGACAACTATTGGATCAGCGGTTGGATACTCATGTGATTCGATTATACCACGAGCCCAGTCATAAATGTTAGAGGTTGTGTTGTCTGGCGCTGAAACTGTATTGAAAAGTTCTCCTGCCTCTTTCCTGTCTATGACAAAGCCGTGCGATGGGTAGCTGGCTACAAGTTTTGCTATAGCATCTGGCTTCAGTGAATCTGCCATTTTGTTCAGGCGGGCCCCATATTCATATCCTATCTTCATGGCCCGTTCATGTTCGCCCAGCGTGATCGGATCGATGTGTGATGTGATCGGGGAAATAAAACCCTCAGCCAGCTTTGTTGCCACTTCTGCGGCAATTTTAGTGCTTATTCTGCTGCCGGCCCTAAGGTCGATGAGGTTTGATCTGAACGATGTAAGCATCTGCTCCTGAAGAGCGCTTAGGGCCTGGAGGATGTCGAGCCCGGACATGTTTTCAAACATCTCGTCGGGTTTTGATATTTGGATATCCAGCGGACCAAGTTCTCCGCGGTCACCGAAAATCAGTTTTTTGGCCCCAATACAAATCAAGGTGCCTGCGGATTTGCAAATATCAGGGATAAGGATCTCGAAGTCCTCATAGTGGTGATTTGTTGCGCGAGCAATGCGATACCCTGCATTTGGATCGCCACCGGTCGTAATTAAAATGAGGCAGGCTTTTTTTGATTTTGCCTGATTCTTTTCTTTTTGTTCGTATAGAGCGGATAGTTGATTGTACCCGGCCTTGCTGACCGAGCCGAAATACAAATAAACATCACCATCATATTCTTTGAATGGTTTTTCTTCCGTCAT